CGATTCTTTAGATTGAGTTCGTTTATTTCATCAATCAAAAGAATAAAGGTATTCTCTTTACTTTGGAGATCGGAAAGTTGTTGTCCCAAATCAGACACGCCTTTCTCCACCTCAGCAAGTTTATCCGAGAGAAGTGAGATCTTCTGTTGTTTAAAATGCTCCTCGATACTCTGACCGCATGTTGGGCAAGCATCATTCTCCTCAAAGAATTTCTTCTCCTTTGCGTGTGACTTTCGCTTGGTTGACAGTTTCTCTTTGATCGAAGTGATCTTAGATATCGTTGTTTTAAGAGTCTGCGTGTCTGAAACGGCAGCGGTCTTAGCGTCGATTTCCTTGTCGTTATTGAGAATTTCAGATTCATAATTAAGTGCCTCTGTTAACAGAGTATCTTTACGATTCTCTTTTTCTTGAATGTCTTCTTTATTCTTCTTTTCAATGTCAAGCATAAACTGCTTCTGCATGTCAATCTTCTCTTTGACGAGAGACAGTTTATATTCGTGGTCTTTTAATTCGTCGTTAATTACTTTAATTTTTTCTTTCAGGTTGACATTCATTGTTGAGAAGATTTGAATGTCAAGAATGTCTTCGATGATTTCTCTACGAGCTGCCAAAGGAAGACGCATGAACGGCACAAAGGTAGATGAACCTAGCACCACGATTTGAGTAAATGATTTGTAATTCATCTTGAGAATGGTCTGCTCAAAATGTTTCTGCTGGTCTACAGCTGATGCATCTTGGTCGAGCAGTGCTCCGTTCTGATAGATTTCAAACTTCGTTGGTTTGATACCACGAATCACTTTGTATTTATTCCTACCAATATCAAAGTGAAGTTCTACAACACAATCAGATTGATTGATTGAGTTAAGTAATTGTGGTTTATTAATCTTTCTGAATGGTTTACCAAACAGAGCAAAAGTGAGAGCGTCGAGAATGGTTGACTTACCAGCACCATTTGCTCCCACAATCAAACTACTTCTACTGTCAGTCAAACAAATTTCAGTAAACTGATTACCAGTTGAAAGAAAGTTTTTCCATTTAATCGTCTTGAAAATTATCATAATTTGATGGGGGAACAATAATATCTTCAGGTTGAATAATGACGTACTTCATTCCTTTAAGTTCGCACATACCAACACTAGCTTTCGGGTCAACTTCATGAGTGATTAGTGGTGGCAATGAACCTTCGTTATCATTGGCTTCTAGTAATCCAAGATAACGTTCGGCATCGTCCTCACTTTCAAAAAAGTATACCACATGATCACCCTCTTCGTCAATAACCGAGTAAACTCCATCGGTATGTTCGGCAAGGGTAATCAGAAACATTTATACTACCTCACAACTTTCAATATATAGTGTTTTCATAATACTCTTGAGTTTATTTCTGTCAACAGTAAGCTCCACCTCATCAATATATTCATTAAGAAGTGTGAGAGTATCTTTAACTTCTGTCACTTCTTCATCTTCAACAAAGGCATCATTCACCAATGTCTCAATGATTTTCACATCATGAGGTTGAGTAGCAAACACTTCATCTACAAACTTCTCAAATGCCAAGTAGTCTTTTTTATCTTCTACGATAATCTTGACAAAAGAATTTGAACACTGATTGGTATCGAAGCTGAGATGAGAACCAGTAGAATCATTATAATAGATTTTCTGGAAAATCTCATAAGGGTTCTTGACCCGCTTGAGTTTATTTGTTTTTGGTTCATAGAGATGAAATCCTCGCTCGTCTTTATAATCATTCCAGAACATCTGGTAAGGATTACCTAGGTAAGTAATGTTACCTCTAGAAGATTTGTGATGATAATGACCAGAGAATACTTGTTTGAACTTGGAAAAAATATCAGCACTCATTCCATGTTCCATCTTCATGCCAGGAGTAACTTCAAAACCATTCAGCTCTAAGTGACCCATAGCAATTTCTGCACTGGTGTCATTAATCCAGGTCATTGTCTCTTCATAGTTCTGGGAGTTAATCCAGGGCAGCATAAGAATCTTAGTGCCTTCAATCATCACCGTCTCTGGGCGAGAGTAAACTTCGATGTTACTGAAGTCCTTAAGCAGCAAATCAGGTGAGTTAATGTCGTTAGTATTCTTATAGTAGGTGCAATGGTTACCAAGAATCATGTGGACGAAGATACCCATGTCTTCAAGGCGTTGAAAATAATGTTGACGCACCCTGCTCCAAACATTAAAATCAATCCCCTTACGATTATCAAACGTGTCACCGAGGTCAATAACAGTTTTGATTCCATGTTTCTCAAGGGTAGGAAAGAATACCTCGTCATAGAATTTCTTGAAGTATTCCCAGAACGCAACACTACCTTTCCTCCCATCTAGATGCTGGTCTGTAATAAGTGCTACTGTCATCGTTTAGATCTAATTTCAAGGTTTTCTTTAATGCTATTCATATCAGCATAATTGCTATTATAC